ATCTGGCACGTTGAGCTTCACGGTCTTGGCGCCGTTGACCTCGTTGTCGATCTTGACTTCCATCGGCTTGTCGCCAATGTCTTCGATGATCAGCGACATCAGCAGATCACCGACCTGGCGCCGCGCGAACTGGTAGTTGTCGAATATCTCGGCCAGCGTCTGCGTCGATTGCTCGACCAGCGTGTTGGCAGCTACCCCAGAGATTGCGCCCTTCTGGTTACCCTCGAACGACGCATAGACGCCGGCGACGTTCTTCAGCGCCTGCCGCTTATCCACCAAGGCGCTGTACTGCTGGCTGTTCAGTTGGAAATCGGTTTCGACCTCGAACTTGCCCCCTGACTGCAATTTCTGCGGATCAAGCACGTGCATGGCATCCGGCCGCGCCGCCTCGCGCCGCACTGTTTCCGGGGAATCCTTGGTCACACCCTCGGTCATGGTCACGCGCTTGGCCGCCAGCAACCAGATCATCTTGGTATTGCGCGCGTTGATCTCGTCCTGCAGCGGCTTCATGCCGCGGATCAGGCCGTAGGGAACGCCAGTCATGTCCTCCCGCTTGCCGAAGAACGGCACATAGGGGAACTTGTCGTGCTTGTACGGCGTCGGCATGTCGGCCAGCTTGTGCGGGCCTACGAACCACGCCAGCCGCACCTTGGTGTAGAGCGCCGATCGCACTTGCACCAGGTCGTAGGCAACCGCCTCGATGTGGTCCCGGTTCTTGCGGTCGAACTCGATCACGCGGCCATCGGGCGTCTTCAGCACATGGCCGCGGATCCAGCGGCGATACCAGACTTCAGACAGGCACAGGCGCTTGCGGAAGGTGTCGCGCCACTCCTGTTCTTCATGAGTCCATCCGCGCTCCCTGCCGTAGTCCATGGCCAGCCCGGTGCTTCGCCCGCCATCAATGAGCATGGTCGGGTCCATGCCGGACCAGCCCGCACAGGACAGCCGGAGCATGTCGGCCTTGTCGGGGAACGTCTTTTCGATCACATCGACGTCATGCCAGCGCTTGCGCACCAGGTAACGCCAGTCCAGTGTATCGGGCCGCTTGCCGCGGAAGTCCCAGAAAATCTCATTGCGCGGCACGTAGCCGACTCGGTAGGGGTAGAGAAACGGGTTGTGCTCCCGCGCCACTTCCACCCAGCCCAGCCCGACCTTGGTCTGCGCCGCAAACGAGTCAGAGCACGCGCGATCGGCCATCGACTCGGACTCAGCCTGCTTCATCCGGTAGTTCATCGCCTCAGCGACTTCGGAGAAGTCCTCGTCAGCGTTGGTGGCGATCTTCCAGTCCAGCCGCGTCTTGGCTTCCAGCCCGAGCACGGCATCAATGGTCGGCGCCGTCAGGTTCTCGATGATGGGCGCCATGCCCAATTCCTTCATGGCCGCCAGCGTCTCGGAATCAAGCTGGTTGCCGTCGTAGTAGTCGGCCTCAATGTCTGCCGTGGTGCGCCAGGACGGCTGCTCTTGGATCTCCAGCAGGATGTTCGCGAACTCGTTGGGCTCCATTTCGACAACGGCATTGAGCGGGGCCGACGAAGACACGATGCGCCCGCCTTCCTGGCTCTGCTCGATGGTTGCCGTTTCGCTCATATTGCCCATGCTTGTCCTGTTGTTGTCCTTACATGAGGCGCCAGTTGTAGGCGCGCTGTTTGGTCTGCCGTTGCTCGACCGGTGCCACGGTGGCGAATGCCCTGCTCATCCAGCCGTAGCGCGTCGCGCTGATAACGTCGTCGTAGAGCGCGACGATCTGCCCGTCCTTGCGGTGGTATAGCCGAAACTCGTCGAACCAGTCGGAAAGATGCGAAAACACTTTGATCCGCCCGCCGTTCATGTCGTCCAGCATGCCGAGCACGCCGGCCTCCACCGATTGACGGATGGCCTTGGTCTCGTCCGGCATGTCCTCCGGCGCGTGCTGCGCGTGCTGCGGCAGCATGTTCAGGCCGCGGTCGCGATACTGACGCTGCAGCACGATGCCGCTGCCCTTTTCGTGCTGATGGCCGTCATGGGGCCACGCAACAGGCATCCAAGGCTTTTCGCCGCCACCACAGCGCGGCTTCATTGCGTCGACATGCGTTGCCGGCGTCTTTTCCTTGATCTTGTAGCAGTCCGTGACGTACATCGTCCCGGTGTCGTTGTCGAAGGCCAGCCACACCGCGGCGAACGGATGGTCGTAACCGAAATCCACCGCGCACAGCCTTGGCCAGTACGCCGGAATCTGGAATGGCGCCACCTTGATGACTTCCTCATCGACCGGGAACACCCGACCGGAGCCCAGCGTCGGAATGCCCTTCGATCGTGCATCGCGTTCATGCGCCGGGAAACTCGCGATGATCCGCGCCCGCTCGTCCGCCGGGATGTGCTCGGCGTCCTCGATCGTCATGTTGGTGTCGGAGCGCTCCGGCGTCGGATCCACCAGAAACTGCCGCACCACTTCCGACATACCCTGCAACGGCGTGAAGGACAGTGCCGCTATGCCGCGCGTCGCGATGGTCCGCGCCAGGCCTTCCGCGTAGATGTCTTCCGGCGGTTCCTCGTCGAACCAGACGAAATCGACCGGAGGGCCCTGCCACTTCCGTTGCCCCTGCGCGTAGTACTTGAAGCGCAGCAGGGACCAGCCGCCCGACTTGTGCTTGACGCGAATGTAGTCGTACAGCCCGGAAACCCCGGCCGCCATGCCGTAGTCGCCACCCAGACAGCGTGCCGGAATTGAACCGGTGCCCTCGTCGCCGACCAGCCCGAGCAAGGCCCGTTGCGGGTTGTCGCGGGTCGATTCTCCGGTTTCCGATGATGCCCACGCCACAATCGGCCGCGTCCAGCGCTTGCCTTCCCAATCGTCCGGGTACTCGCCCGTCAGGTGATAGGCCAACTCGTTTCCGACACAGAACGTCTTGCCGTTCTGGTTGCCGGCGCGCAGCAACCGCTCACGGTGGGTCGCGCCACGGCGGTGAAACTCGCGCTGCTTCGGATAAGGCCTGTAGTCCTTGAGCTTGTCCCGCGAGAGCTCGGCCAGCGCCTCCGTCAGAAGGGCGGCGCGAGCCTCTTCGGGCAGGGTATCAAGCCATTCAAACCCTGGTAGCGTGCCCATTGATGAGCTTGCCGCCGCCAGCGGCCTGTAACCGTTCCACGATCGCCTGGAGCACGTCGCGCGGCAGGTTGGCCAGCGCACCCATGCGCTGCTTGTTGTCCTCGGCGAACAGGCCCAAGTGCTTCATGGCCTTCTCGATGCCGCTGTTCTTGTCCCAGAACTTGACCTTCTTCGTGTAGCCGATGAACTTGCGGCCTTTACCCTTGCCGTCGAACAGTTCATCAACCTCGATCGACGCGACGGCGCCGGCCATGTCGTCAGGCCACTGGCGGATCGGCAGCAGCGCCCCGGAATCATCGAACAGCTTGCGCGGATCTGCATGGACGATCTTCGAAAGTTCGGCCATTACGGAGTCTGTCGTCAGGCGATGGGCCTTTGAGAGCTCGTCCTGGCGTTCCCGGATCAGTTTCTGCACGGTAGGACGCGCAAGCATGGCCACGGCGCGGCGCTTGGCGTGCGTCGGTGCGTACCCGGCAGCAATCGCGGCCAGGTCACCGCGCATGTTGTTGCTCAGATAGGCCTCGGCGAAGGCCACTTCACGCGCCGCGGTGCCGAGCGCGCTTTTCTTCGCTGCTGGGCGGCCTTTCGTCGCGACGGCGGTTTTCATCGAATTACCCACAACACTCCAAGCGCCGACACGGCGGCGCCGGCCAGCGCCGATGCCACGGTCCGGATCACCGCATCACGCGCCGCGCGCTTGTCGGCCTTGGCATCCTCCAAGGCGGTCTTTTCGGCATCCTTCTCGTCGCGCATTTTCTGTTCTGCCCAGCCGCAGGCCTCCGCGCAGTTGGATCCCATGCGCTCGCGGATCCAGCGGCGCTCTTCGGCAGCCGCCTCGCGGTGCTGAAACAGCAGCCCGACAAATTCATGATCGCGGTCGTGGTTCTCGGCGTGCCCATTGAGCACGGTGGCGCGCAGCTCCTGCTCATCACTCAGCAGGTTGTCGATCTTTTTCCCGATCGCCGCCAGGCCTTCCATGTTGGCTTCAAGCACGCCAAGCAACAGCATCAGCAGCGTGCGGCGGTCCTTGTCGTCTTCCTTGGCGATCTCTGACTTCAACTCGGCGGAAACATCGAATGGCATCACTTCACCCCGCCCTTCCAGCGATCGAGGCTGCGAAAGCCGATGTAGGCCATCGACGGAGCAAGGATGATCATGGCCAACTCGACCACGGCGCCGGTTTTCGTGACATCGAACGCCTTCAGGACCTCCATCGCGACGATGTAACCGGCGCCGGCGTACCAGCTTTGCCTGGCCATCGTCGGCCTGGTGCGCCGCACGTACTCATCGGTAGCGTTGTCGCCGCTGCGAATGGTCTCCTGCTGCTGACGGTGGGCTTCCTGCTCATCCTTCAGCCGCGCTTCTTCCTGCAGGCGGATGTGCTGGCGGATGCTGTCGGCGTCTCGGTAGGCCAGTTCCTTCAGCTTGATCATGGCCTCGGGATTGCTTTGTAGCGCGTGCAGCGCCTGGTCGGGGTCCGTGGTGCCCGTGGCACCGCTGACCAGCGACACGCCGGCGGCAATGGCGCCATGTAGGTTTCCGGTCAGAAGCGAGCCAACCAGCGCCGCGCCCGGACCGGCGTTCTTTGTCAGCCAGTCGCCGACGTCAGACCATTTCATCGCAGCAATCCTCGAACTTGACTTGGAAGCTCGGCAGGTGGCCGACCTTCTGCATGAACTCGCCGAAGCCCTGCCCGCTCTGCGCAATGGCCAGCCTGCCGTCAAGCACAGCGAATCCCTCGCCGATGCCGACGCAGCCCTCCAGGTCGGTTTCCCAGTTGGCCTTGTGGAACAGCAGGCGGGAATGCCCGGCCACACCGGTGATCTCGAACGTCGGGTATCCGCCGCGGATGTAGCGCGTGGCGACGCAGGTATAGACGCCGGCCGGGATGATCGGCTGATTGTCGAGGAAGGAATGTTCCAGCGTCACGGCAAACGGAACACCCAGGTGGAGGATGGCGCCAAACACGCCCTCGTCCAGCTTGGCGACGCGCTTGACCGTGATCAGTGCGGACATTCGGACCTCGCAGAAAAGAAAAAGCCGGCCGTGGTGGTGGCGGGCGAAGACGATCGCTTGCGCGACCGCAGGAGGAGACTTGCGGCTTACAGCGTGCCGCGCCGTTTGGCACCCGCTTGCAGTCGGGCCGGCTGATTACCTGCGCAAATGCAAAAGCCCGCAAGGCTTTCACCTGGCGGGCTTCGTTTTTCTGGGCGCAACTTCTCGGGCGTGATTATGGCACCATCGTTTCAACGATGTCAATGGGTGAATTAGTCGGTGTTCATGCCGCATTTCCTGCAATGGTTGCCGGCAGGCATATCAATCTCTGTTAGAGGACTTCATTGCGTCCTCCAGTTTCTTTACTCGTTGCTCAAGCGTTGGAGCTTCCATTGTTGGCCGCCCGTAAAACAGTCCCTGACCTCTTGGTTCGCGCCGTCCGCACAGCCGGCACACATACCAAGTCATCGCGCTGCGCGGTGTTCCTTCAACGTAAGGTTCGTGCATACCTTTGTAGGCGCTGTAGCTCTGGCAAATACCCAGCATGGCGTCCTCCGTCCTCTAACCTTTCGTTCCAGCGGAGGCTGCGCCATAAAGCGGCGCACCCCCGCTGAACTCCACGTCGTGGCGCCCAACTCCACGTCACGTCAGATCACGTCTCACCGCTTCCCGCCAGAACATCGCCGCGCCATCGACCAGCGCCTGTTCCAGTATCGCGGTGCTGCGGAACTGCCACACGCTGGCCTCATAGACGTTGCTGATCGCCATCCGGTACAGCTGCGGCAGTTCGTCGATGATGGTGTCGCAGACTTCGGCCGCATAGGCATCGTGCGCCTCGTAGTCGTGGTCGCTGGCATCCTCTGCCACGCACCGTCCGATGCCCTTGTCGAGCCCGGGAACATGATCGGCATAGCCGACGGTCACCACATCATGCTTGCGCCACCGCCCCCAATTCGCCAAATGGAAGTCGGCGCGCTCCGGGACAAGCTGGCGCAGCCGCTCGAATTCTGCCCAAGCGGCGGCAAAGTGACGATCAGCCACGTAGCGGCCTCCGATCGCGGTAGAGCTTTTCTCCGATCTGCTCGATGACCTGGCGCTCGATCCAGCCAATACGGGGATCGTCGGCGCTGATAACAAGGATTCGATGCTGTGTCAAACCATCACGTTTCACGTCCTCCACATCCATCTGCGTCGGAACAAACCTGGCCAGCGTGCAGCGCGGCCCTTGTGGTGCGTTCATACCGCCTCCAGGATCTTCCTGCATACCTCCGGCGACTTGCCGAAGGCACCGTCGATCACCGGCCTCGATCGCTCAGGCGTCGTCGCCAGCAAGCGCTCGTAGCCGCCCAGCATCGCCGCCAGAGCCAGTCGCATGGCATCGATGTCGGTCCGGATCCCGACATCCTTGGTTTTCGTCATCACCACATGACGCGCCGCCTGCTGATCAGCGTTTCGCGTTCGCGCCAGCTCGTGCAGCGTGTGCCAGTGCCCGGCCGGGCATTCCTTCTTCCATGATCCCTGGCCATTGCGCTGCTTTGGCGATCCCGTGAATTCGACGCCGCACGTCGGGCACGTCTCGACGGCTGGGGTTCCGCGCGCCATCAGAGCAGGCTCCCCTGCGGCGATTCCGGCAGACCGATACGGCGGACCGTGACCACCACGCGGGCCTCGCCGTCGGGCTCCATGCGCTCGGCTTCGATCTGCCTGACCCAAACATCGTCGTTGAAGGCGATACCCTTCATGGCATCAAGCGTGACCTTGATCGCGTTGTCGAGATCGATTGACCGCACGCTATCATCCCAGTCAATACCGAGCTTCTGTGCTCGCTTCGCCCAGTCAAGTGGCCGATGCGGATACAGCTTCAACGACACAGCGACGCGACCCTGAAATGGCGACTTGACCCCGGCCGCTTTGAGTCGCCAGCCAACCTCGGATTTGAATGCCTTGGCCTCTGTGCTGACGTAGGTCATAGCGATCCCTTTGACTACGCGCGTTCTCCAATACACGTTGGCGCTCACGGGCGGCGGCAGAGAGACCGTGATTTCATCCACGGACGTGACTCCATGCCTTGCCTGACGAAATCCTCTTGATGATTGCCTGATCGACGCCAAAGCGCTTTGCAATCGATCGCTGACTTTCACCGGCCGAAAGGCGTTTCCGAATCTCCGGAATGTCTGACTCGGTAAGCTTCGAGCACCGATGTGCGCTCCCTCGAATCGTCGGCGCTTTTCGGCCACGCTTGAGCATGTCGAGCACGTTCTCGGCTTGTGTTCCAAGCTCCAGATGCTCTGGGTTCACGCATGCCGGGTTATCGCATTTGTGGCGAACAACCTTTCCGGCGATTGCGTCAAGGCCAAGGCCCTTGGACTGCGCAAACACCAGCCGATGCTCTCGAACCGGCTTCCCGGCATGCCAGACGATCGAATATCCGCGATCATTTATCCTCGCGCCGGACCTGATGCACGGAGTTGAATCGATGCCGCTCATCGCTTCGGCTTCGAGCTCCAGCGCTCCCGAACACGGGCCTCGACCCGGGCCGCGATAACCGGGCCGTAGTGCTCGCGCCAGTGCTCCAGGCATCGCCGGCGGTAATCCTTCATCCCCGGATCCCTCATCAGCAGCAGGAAATCCGCAAGCGATTCCTCGATCGGCTTCATGGCCATCGTGCAGTTGCCCTGGGTTGCTCATCACGCAGCCTCGGCATCTGGCTCGGACTTGCTGGGTCGCCTTCCGAATTCCTGGCAAAACTTCCCGATTTCAGCGAGTCGTTCGTTCAGCTTTTCCTGCGGAATCGGAGGCGCATTGAGCGCCGGAAGCCTGGGCCTCGGAGCACGCCGACAGGCCTCAACGAACTCCGGCAACGTCGGCGGGTAGCGGTTGTCCTTCACCGCATCGAATCCATAGCGCAGCGCATCTGGCGTGAATCCGCGCAGCTCGTCCGACCACTCCGCCTTGACGCGCGCCATCGGGAGGCCTGCCCATCGGTCCATCCACAGGCTGCCGTAGCGGTTTTCGAACCGCTCCCAGAGCTTGTCGATCGTCGCATCAAGCCACGCGCTCTGCTTGCCCGTCGATGATTCTTTCGCCACTACTGTCCCCATTTTCGCCTCCCGTGTAGCCCTGCTGCCGTAGGTAGTCCGCTCGAAGTGCCTGTTTTCCGTTCGGTGGAGATCCGCGAGCCTGCGGCGCCTTGGTGTCCGCAAGCATCGGGACGAGGTAGTTCAGGTGGATGCGTTCCCCGGGCTTTGATTCACGGGCAATCTCGGCAGCGGAAATGATTTCGAGATCGGAATACCGGGGAAGGATGGTTGCCCAAGCCTCAAGACCTGGGCGGCAATCGATACCGAGCGACCTAAGCCGCTTGCAAAGCCCACCCAGCCGAGTTTCGTTCTCCGCCGGTTGTTTGCTTACCGAGGTTTCCGGTTGAGATAACGCAACTTCGGAGGTAGGTTTAAGGTTTACTAATCCCTGTCCCTGTCCCTGTCCCTGTCTATTGCGATCGCCTAGCGATTC